TTATTGTTGAGGCTTGTTGTTTTGTGATGCTTTTGGGGCTGGTGGTGTGCCTGCCGCTCCGGGATTAGCTTGAGTTTTCGGTGTTGATTTTGGCGGTTTTGCCTGCATTAAGCTTACCGGGAGCCCGTCCATCGCGGTGCCGTGCGTAGTCTTTGTCACTTTGTCGATTTTTGACATCTTTTCATTCTCCTTAATTATTGCTGATTTCTCAAGATTGCTGGAAACAAATACAATTGTAAAAACCAATGCCAAGAGGAAAAGTATTACGCATACAACATTTGATTTTAGAACAATCATGTTGTAACAATTCTTCTTGTCAATGAAATTTTCATTGTCCTTTAGATAGTATTCCTGCGCGTGACGTAGCGATAAATCCAAACCTTTGTAGCTGATCAGGAACGATAAAGTGGTTAATGCTATAGCTGCACTAAAAAGATACCAAGACCAATAGAGGAAGGCTGCATTGTTTGCTACCGTTATTGGTACAAAATCTTTCAAAAACGCGATTGAAATACCAAGTCCCCAGCTTGAGTACGTCAGAATAGATTTATCAAGATTGTCAGAGCTTAAGACCTGCCGTTTTTCAATCTCCGTCTTGAAGTCTTTGAATAATTTATTTAGTTCTTCCTGCCTTTTTTCATCTGTTTCCGGTTGTTCTTCTTCCCGGTCAGCTATTTCGGTTTCAGCCCCCATAGTTTTTCACCGCTTATTTGCTCTTCGGTTTCGGGGCGGGTTGACTTTTTTTAGGGGCAGGGGTCATTGAACTAGATGGAATTCCCGCTTTCGTACTAGTTCTAGTCGGCGTCGTAACTACTGTTATGGTTGGATTGTTGGTAACAACTACTTTTTTGTTTCCGGTCATCTTGGACTCCTTGAGAGTATTTTCACAAAGTAAATTTAATTTTCCTTAAAGCATTCTATTGCAGAAAGATCTATTTGTCTGTAAAACTTGGCAAGGAGGGTATTATTATTTTGATTACTATCTAGTTGGTCGTACTGCTTGACCAATGCGCCGATATACTTTTTCTGTGATGACTTTTTCACTATGCCCCAGCAACGAACTGGCGGCGCCCAGGTCGGCAATGTCACTGGCAGAGCGCGCCCGGATATCGCGGAACTGGAAGGCCTTGATGCGGCTGGCCAGCTCCTCGTCGCCAGCCTTTAGCGCCAGTTCCGCCGCAGCTTTCCGGGCGCCATCGAAGCGCAGGCGCAAATGCCACTTCTTGACCTGGCAGCCGTTCGGCAGCGCGACAATGAAGGTGGTGCGCGGCCGGTGCGGGCGCGCGTGGATGCGCTCGATGACCTTCGCCAGTTCGGACTTGATGCCGTCGTGCTCGAGCACGATGCGCAGCAGCTTGTTGCTCTTGCCCTGACGCACCTGCAGGGCCCCATCCTTCAAATCGCTGTCGCGCATCTTGAGCACGTCCGCAGGCCGCTGGCCGGTCAGGTAGTTCAGGTCCATGGCGTCCTGCAGTTCTTCGCAGCCTGCGTTCCGTACTGCATCCCACACGGCCTTGTCGGCATAGAAGTCGCGCGGCACTTCTTTATTCTTGCGCACGCCCCTGCATGGGTTCTCGCGCTTGGTGTAGCCCCATTCCCTTGCCATATTGAACACGTGCGATAGCAACGCGATTTCGCGGTTGGCGCGCACCTTGGCGCTGCGTGCGTCGCGGTAGCGGGCAATGTCCTGCGGCGTGATGGCATCGATAGGTGCGCTGTCGAAGACCGGGCGCAGCTGGCTCAACGAGCTTGAGTTCTCGCGTTGCGTACTTGGCGCCTTGCCGGGCAGTATGTCGCGGACGTACTGCGCAAACACGTATTCCATGAGCGTGGCGTCGGTCGGCACGGGTTTGCATTCGTATTCCGCCCACAGGCGCTTGGCCTCGACCAAATCAGTGCCCAGCGGATATTCTTTCCTGTTCCCGGCATCGTCCCGGCCGTTGTAGTAGTAGCCGGTCCATGTTTCGCCCGATTTCAGCTTGCGCACGCGGCGCAGCATGCGCGGCGGCAGTTTGTAGCCAGTGCTCTTAGGTCGCATAGTTCTCTTTCTGTTAACGTACTTTGGACAAGTCGGGCGCCCAGGCCGGCGTGCTCACCAGGCTGGCGGGATTGATGCCGCTCAAGCGCAACCTGGCGTACAGGCGCCCGATGATGGGTGCGCCAGCGCGGTTTCTAATGAAGGTCCAGCCGTTTTGCTGCAGCCATTTGATCTGATCCACTTTGCGGCAGCAGCCTGAAATGGTTTCCAACTCTTCCGCAGTCAGGGTTTCGGATTGGATGGGGTTATCAAAAAGATTATTCATTGGACTGCGCTTTCGTTGCGGCGGGCTGGCATGCCTTGCTTTTTCTTGTGGCCAAGGCGAACGCTTCGGCCTCTGTGTACTTGGGAACCTCGGCGCCTGGCTTGCGGTAGTCGCGCAGCCGGCAGAAGTCTTTGTACGCATCCGTCTGCATTGTTGCGACCTGCCGCAGGCAAGACACACATTGGCCATGCTGCGCCAGTTGCCGCGCCGTGCTGGCCTTGCCGCATGCGCAGCGCTTTCGGATCAGCGAGAACTCAGGCGCGGCCTGATTGGCCAGGTGTTGGCGCTCGGTCTGTGCTGGATTGGCTATCATGCGGCCACCAACAGGACAGCGTGGCTGGAAACGATCGCGCCCAGCGGCACCGCCCGGAACATGCCGGGCCACTGGTGGTCCAGTTCGACCCAGGCGTGCAGCTCGCCATTGCCCACGTCGCGGCGCAGGTCGTTGACGGTGCCGGACTGGTAGCCCTCATCGGTATCGAACGTCACACGGTCACCTAGAGCGATTTGCTGCGGTGAATCGGTCAGGGTATTCAGCATTGCAGGCTTCCTTTCAGCTTTTTGGCGTACAGAATATTCAAGGTGGCGTCGATTTCATCGAGGTCTGCATGTGCGGCCCACACATCTGCCTTGAACACGCCAGTTTTTCGTATTCCGCACAGCTGGGTCACCATTTTCTCTAAGAGCTCCTCCTTGCGCTCCAGTGCAATACGCCGCTTTTCGTGCAAAACCCGTAGGTCGTTGGCGATCCGTGCCTGGTAGCCTTCATCGGTATCGAATGTCACGCGGTCGCCCAGGGCGACTTGCCGCGGTGAATCGGTCAGGGTGTTCAGCATTGCGGTGCTCCTTTCAGTTTGGCGGTAACGCCGCACACGCCGAAGTGGTCGAGGGCGGCCTGGATCGCGTCGCCGCTGGAAGCGGCAATCGCGGCGTATTCAAAGCGTTCGGTTTGCGTGCGAACGGTCACGGAAAAGGTACTCATGTGGCATTTCCTCTTGTGGAAGACGAATCGGTGACGATCACGCGCGGATAGGGGCAGGCGTTTAGCCTCGCCACTTCGAAAAGCAAATCGATCTTTTCTTGGTCGCCCGGGATCCGGGGGAATGGGCATAGATTGTTGTGTGCTGCACAAGCCCAAATCGCGGTTCGCTCTTCATCACAGATCGCTCGCATGATGTCGGTGCTGCGATCCGGCGGGGCAGGGCGGTCGGGGTGCGTACAGTTATTTACACGAGTCCGAGGAACGGCAACCCCAACAGCCACCCCGCGCCCGCCTGTGGCTTGTACGGGCGTCCACGTATGGCGCACGGACTTGAAGACCACGCCAATCAGGTCGCTGCAGCGCACGCCGTAGGGCGTGGTGCGCAGCGTTTCGCCGTAGCGGCCGATGACGGTCTTTTCGTCCTTGGCCAGGGTGACGACCAGCTCCTTGCGCGGCACCAGGGCGCCGCCCTGGGCGCGCAGGTATTCGGCCCAGCAGGCGCGCTTTTCGCCGTCGATCTTTTGCACGGCGTCCCAGGCGCGGCGCATGGCAGCCGGGGCTTCGTTGAGCATGCTTTCCTCGATGCGGCGCAGTTCGCGCCACACGGTGACGGGAGCGCCGCCCCATTGCTGGAATTGACGGATGCCCCAGCATGCGGCCCAGGATTCGACGCGCGCCGATGGCGTCAGCTCGACATCGCCTTCGGTGTCGGCCGTGACGACATAGCCTTTCTTCGTCTTGTGGTCGGCCACACCGTCGATGTTCTTGGCCACATACTTGGCGATGTAGCCGGCGGCGCTGCCCTTGGCCCAGTCGATGCGTTTAACGTCCAGGCGGCGCGCGAAGGCGCCCGGTTCGCCACGGTCCACGCGCCAGGCGTAGCGCTTCATGATGCGGATGGCGCGGCCCGCCACGTCCTGCAGGTGGGCCGTCTTGTATTTCGCGGTGGGGCGCACGAACAGCAGCAGATGCCAATGCGGACAGCCATCGTGATGCGGCTCGGCGATGCGAAAGCCATACAGACCGATGCCCCGGCGCGCCAGCGCGGAGCGGCACAGTGATGTCATCTTGCCTAAATATGCATTGGCCTCGCGCGGCGTCGAACCGTCGAACTTATCGTTGGGCTTGCCGCTGTGCTGCATGGCGTGAAAGCGCGATGGGCACGTCCAGGTGATGAAAATGCCCTGGTCGCCGCATTCGCGGGCGATCTGCTCGAAGCCGTTGATGCGCAACATCAGTTCGCCTCGCCGGATGGCCTTGTTGGCGGTCGTTTTCTCGGCCAGCTCGGCGATGCTGAATTGCTGGCCGTTCTCGTTCTGCACCAGGGTGGCGGCCAGCGCTGCCGCGTTGCGGCGGTTCTGCGCCAGGCGCGACAGCACGGCGTCGTTGCTGGCGTAGGGTTCGCCGCGATAGTTCACATAGCCCAGGCGGATATTGCCCGCTTCAAAGGCGCGCTTGACGCGCTTGCGCAACTGGCGGCGCCACCAGCGGGCGTCCACCAGGCGGGCGATGGTGTCGGCCAGTGCGTTGAACTCGGGCAGCTCGATGCCATACGAGGTGCATTCGTCCTCCATAATCTGCAGGGCATGCCTGTCCGACGTGGCCGACCAGAGAGCCTTGACTACAACAGCCGCCGCACGCTCAGCGGTGGCCACGATGTCGGCATCGCTTTGCGACAGATCGACGCCGGCTGGCACGTACTGTTCGGCGAACTCGCGCGCAAAGCTCGTGGCGACGGACTCATAGACTTTGTACCAGGACGACCAGGCCATTTTTGCCATGGCGGCCGTGATGACGCGGTTGCGCCACTTGAACGGGATACGGGCCAGCTCGGGCGCGAACTGGGCGGAGCGCAAAAAAGCTTCGTGGCGTTGCGGGGCAGGCAGCAGGATCTGTTTAGATTGCATTCAACAGTCTTTCGTACACACGGATAGCGGCAGAGGTAGCGGCGCGCAGCTCGATGCGCTCGTCCTCGGTAAATGAATGGATGGGCGATTCCCAGCGGTCGGCGTCCATGCCGGCGGCGATTAGCACGGAGCGCCGCGCGCCGCGCGGCGACAATCCCCAGGCCTGGGCCATGAAGGGCGCCAGGTTGCGCGGCTTGATGCTGCGTAGCTGGGCCTTGGCTTCGGCGATGGCGGCCAGCGCATGCCCGGCGCCTGGTGGCGTCGGCATGTCCTTGTCGCGCGCGGCCAGAATCTCGGTGGCAGGCTGGAAGGACAGGTGATTGTCAATAAGGGATGCCGGCATGCTTCAGTCCTTGATGAAGTCGATGGCCCGCAGCACGCCGGGGGCAATAACGATCAGGAGCGACAGCAGCCAGATGCCGCAGGTTTTGGCCAGGCGCAGCATCAGCGTGCCCCTGGCTTGAAAAAATGTTCTGCCCAGTACGGGAGCGTGTGCGATGTGCCGCAGCAGTGACGGGAACCCGCTTCATTGGCGAAAAGGTAGTTCACCTCGATGGGCAGCTTGCCGACCAGTGCACGCTGCTTGGCTGGCGCGAAAAAGCCGTCACGCTCCAGTGCTTGCGCATCGCTGACGATGAAGGTCAGATTGGCAGCGCCGTAGGCGTGATAGGTCTTGGCAATCTCATGGATGCGGGCGGTCAGCGTCGCGATGCCGATGCCCGCGCTGGCTTGGAGCAGAAAACACGTTGGTGCCACGGGGACAATACAATTTTGCAGGGGAGTGCTAGGTGCCATGGATTGGTCGGCATGACTGGTGGCGTGCAGCGTGTTTTCCATCGGTTTTCCTTATTTCAGGTTGAACGAAGCCCGCACGCTCAAAAAGGAGCGCTGCAGGGCACAGCAAAAGAGAGGGGAGTTACGGCAGCCGGGCTACGGCGGCGCGAGGAGCGGGATCGTCATCAGCAGCCCGCCGTCAGATCGAGGGCCAGCTGACTGGTGGCCGCCGCGCGCGCATGCTGGGACATCGGAATGCGGATATCTGGCTTGGGCATGGCGGACAGCGAGAGGGTGCGCAGCACTTCTAGGCCGGCCACGAAGGAGTGCCCGCAGTCCGGGTTCTGGCACATGTAGGTGATTTCCTTGAACATGGCGGACATCGTGCGGCTTTTGACAGCGCGGACGGTGTATTCGCAATGCGGGCAGGGCAGGCCGATGACTCTCATTTCAGCTTTCTTTCCACTTGGTACAGGGCGCGACCGCGACCTGTCATGTTTTTTGACTGCTTGCGTAAGCGGGACTTGACGAGCCATTCAGCCGCCTGGTCGATACTTGCCAGCCCCTGGCGTTGGCGCACGAGTTCCAGCACCGCGCGCTCTTCGTCATTGAGGTGAATTTGATGGTCTGGCATTTTCTGTAACTTTAGAGTTGCTCAAAAGTGACTCGGTTTAAACGCTACGACGCTGTACGCTGTCGATGGTGGCGTCATCCAAGGCGATCACGGCCAAGGCTTCACGCATCACGATCTGGCGCACCAGCACCGCAAGCTCTTCGCCCTGGTAGTTGGCGATCGAGGAAACAAGCTGGTGCTCGTAATCGTCCAGGCGCAGCGCGACTGTATGTTTGCGAATACGTTTTGCATCGGGGTACATGACGTGGTCCTTAGTGGGTGGGTTTGGATGAGAGTTCGCGCTTGTAGTCGGCGAGGCCACGCAGGATCAGGAAGCGTAGAAACCAGGCACGGGGGCGTTCAAGTTTCTCTGCGTAGCCTTCGACCTCATCCACCTCAGCAGGGGTCAAGCGGACGCCAAGGGGGCGTGACGTGACGCCCTTGGCAGTACGACCGACTTTTGACAAATTATTCATAATGTTATGATCTGTAATCGCTACGGAATGGCGTAAATATATCACTCATTTGAGTGATTTTGAAGGGTGTTTGTACTCAAATGAATTATTTTTTTGATCGTCTTAAGGAAGAACGGAAGCGCCTCGGCCTCAATCAGGACGAGTTTGCTGCCCTTGGTGGGGTAAAAAAGGGTGCCCAGTTCAACTATGAAAACGGCTCCCGTACGCCAGATTCTGACTATTTGGCCGCCGTTGCTGCGGCTGGAGTAGATGTGTTGTATTTGCTGACAGGAGAACATGCGTTGTCAGCGTTGCCTGAGGACGAACATGAACTGTTGACCGGTTATCGAAGTATGGACGTTCGCGGGAAAGCAGGCGTGCTCGGGATGATTAGCGGCATGCGCTCGCCAACGCCCTCGGCATCCCAAGTAGGGAATGCCCCACACGTTGAAACCCACGGCAAGATTGGGCAAAATTTCGTGGGAAATATCATTGGGCCACAGACTTTTAATGTGGTCGGCAGCGGACGAAAAAAGGAAAAATAGTCTGCAAATTATTCAGCCTCTTATGCTTATTGTAATGGCTACCTGATTGGTAAGCATATTTTGCCGTTGGTATGCTGGCCGATTAGTTACCAGTGAGCACAATGGCCAGGACGAAAATTGAGACTATTGTGAAATCTGTTGTTATATGAGCCACTTGGTAGAACGTTACGAATTCGAGTTTTACCTATGCGGAAAAATGTAGTTTGTACAAAGGAGTTCTATGGGAACGATTATTTGTCTTTTTAATCACAAGGGTGGAGTAAGCAAAACCACCACCGCTTTTAATCTTGGTTGGATGCTTGCCTTGAAGGGAAAGCGCGTCCTTCTAGCTGATTTTGACCCCCAATGCAATTTGACTGGTATGGTCTTGGGGTTCAAAGGAGTTGACGATCTTGATGGATTTTATTGTGTTAATCCGGCTAATAACGTTAAGGATGCATTAGCGCCAGCATTTGAATCGCAACCGCGTCAGGTCATTGGGGCTGAATGTGTGGAAGTCGGGGGATTAGATAATTTGTTTTTGTTGCCGGGCCATATTGGTCTTTCTGAATACGAGACAACGCTCGGAATAGCTCAAGAATTAAGTGGTTCTTTGTTGCCGTTGAGGAATCTGCCTGGCTCACTCCGCTTCATGCTCGATGCAACGATGGTAAAGTACAATATTGATATTGTACTGGTCGATATGAGTCCGAGTTTGGGGGCCCTTAATCAGAACCTTCTCACCACGTCAGATTTCTTCATTGTTCCGTTGCATCCAGATTATTTCTCTGCGATGGCTCTAAGTTCCCTTGCGAGAGCCTTGCCGCGTTGGCAGGCATGGGCAAATACTGCATATGGCATCGATGTTCTGTTAAGGGCCGACTATCCATTTCCTAAACCGAAGGCGAAATTTGCTGGTGCTGTAATACAGAAATATAGACCAAGAAACGGTCGCGCTTCAGCGGCGTTTCAAAAGTGGATTAATCAGCTTAGCAGTGGGCTAAAAGACACGCTAATCCCTGCTTTAGAACAGGCTGGGATGATTAATCAAAGGGATTTTGCTACGAGGTCAGGGATCGAACCTTGGCAGCCGCTAATGGAAGTGGCAGACTTTAATAGCTTGATTGCTTTCTCGCAAGAGCATCAAGTTCCAGTATTTGCGTTAGAGCAGAAGCACTCTGATCAAGAAGGTGCGGTATGGGAAAGAACTGAACAGAGCATGCATTTGTTCAAGAAAGCATTTTCGGAATGTGCGGATCGCCTTCTTAAATTAATCGCATAAGTAACCATGCTTGCAATTGATCAGTTCAAAGACGTGTGGGCGCGCTGTGACCACCTTTCAGTAGTACACGCCTATCTATCAAGGAATGCAGCTGCTGTCCTTAGACCAGATGAAATATTACGTGCGGAGTGGGCAGCGCGTGTCAGTGCACTAGATTTATATGTGCATGAACTTGTAGCCCAGCAGATGCTGGGCATTTTTGAAGGAAGACTGCCTTCTTGCTCTGGCTATTTAGCCTTTGCTGTGCCTGCAGAAACGATGGAGCGTGTCCGGACTGCTGCATCACCTACTGATGCAAGTGCAGCATTCGATCTCACTGTGCGTGAGCAACTTTCGCGTAGAACTTTCCAGTACCCTGACAATATTGCTTCGGGGGTCAGAATGTGTTCTGGGATTCCACTTTGGATCGAGGTTGCAACACACTTAGGTTCCAGTTTGCAAACTAGGGACGAGGATGCTAAAAGGATTAAGAAACAGTTGATGCAGGTTGTTGGGCGCCGTAATAAAATCGTACACGAAGGAGATTTACAGCCAACGGTTCCAAGGATTCCATGGCCAATTACGCAGGACGATGTTGCAATCGTTACCAAATTTATTCATGATCTAGTTCATGCTTTGGATTCAGTAGTTTAGCGTCTAGGTTTGGTTTAAGTCTAGCGATGGTGGTGAGGCCAGATCCTAGTGGTTGGGCCAGATCTGCCATTCGGACACGATCTCAGTCGTGAGGTTTAGGCTCACAGAAAACTATGTATTAATTGGAAATGCCGCTCGACTAACTATGTTGCGTTTGCTTATGCGTACTGACGCTGAGCTTACGCACAGGCTTTAGTTTGAGGATTCGCATAGCTGGGCCTGTGTCAGAATGGCAGACCATGCCTTCAAACGCATTAGTAGGAGTTGGACGGATATGAACGCATATACGCAGAAACAAATGATGCTCCAGCAGGAGATAATGGTTTTACTCAACTGTCGGCTGCAAATTCGGGACTTGTGGCGAAATAACTTAAGTCCAGAATTATTCTCTGCGATGGATACAATTTTAGTCCGACTGAAAATTGCTGAGCAGGAACTTGATACCGTGATAGCAGCGCGAAATCTTGAGGAGAATCTGAGCAATAAAGTTGAAGTTCCGCACATATCGTTACGTTTGAAAATTTGAGCGATAATATTCGCTCATTGTCAAAATAAGTCTTTTGAGGCAGAGCTGCTCACCCTTAGTAATTGTAATTTCCACCTTCCGTTACTGCTCAGGTATCGAAGACTTTTCGCTATTCTCACGAATGATCTCGCGCACTTCCTGAATATGCTTCCATGCATGCAGCGCCGCCCGCTTCGCGGCCTGCTTGCTCTTGTAAAGATGCTCCAGCGTCTTGAGTGTGCCGGTGGCGCCTGCCTGTTCCTGCCCCGCTTTTTTCTTCTTCGCCGCCACGTCCTTCCACTTGGCCACCACACCCGTGATGCCTTCGTCCGGGTCTTTCTCGTCCTCGCGTTCTGCCTCCACCGCTTCCGTCTTCGTTTCAAACTCCACGCGCGTGGTAAAACCGTTGCCGCCCAGGTTGTGCGTGACCTTGACCGATAGCCATTCGGTGGCGTCGATTTCGGGCTTGAAGCCTTTCACGGTCACGGGCGATTGCGGGAACACGGCCGGGTTGCCCAGGGCCAGGCTCATTTCAAAGGTGGCCAGGCCGCGCAGGATGCGCTGCCATTCGGCCACGGCCGCCGCGCGCGCATCCGTTTCGTTGGCAAAGGTGGTGCGCAGGCGCTTGCTGTTACCGGGCACACCGGCCACGACGCTGCGGCGGCGCGCGTAGCGCTCGTCGTGCCAGAAGGCGCGCACGCCCGTTTAGGCGTCGCTTTCGGCGCTGTGGTAGCGGTGGCCATCGCCCAGGGCGCGCGTGATGGGGATGACGGGCAGCGCCTTTCCGCTGGCCGTGCGGCTCTGGTTGATGGGGATGAAGAGCAAGGTGTCATTCTTGACGGTGGCCACCGCGTCGTATTTCCTGCCCAGCCGGCGCAGGAAGGCCGCATCGCTTTCGTGGGTTTGGTCGATGTGCTCGATGGCGGTATCGCGCAGGCGCGCCGACACGCCCGACGCCAGCTCGTTGCGAAAGGCAATCGCCTCGATGATGGCGCCCAAGGTGGTCTTGTGAAAGCTGTGTTCCTGCTGCTGCTTGAATGTGTCGATCAGGTTGGCCGACCTGGCGCGCAGGGTGATGGTGTCGGGCGCGCCGCTGTGCTCCACCTCGTCGACGGTGAACTTGCCCATGTCCACCAGGCCGGACGCTTGCTAGCCCAGCGCCAGGGCGATCTGCGCACCGCGCGGCGGCAGGGCCAGTTTGCCGTCGCTGTCATCCAGGGAAATGTCGAGCTGGTCGCTCTCGTCGCCACGGCATAGGGTCAAGGTCAGATTGATCAGCCGCGGCGAGACGATGAAGTAGGACGCCTTGATGGTGCCGCGCTTGATCGATTCGGGCCAGTTGTCGTCCCAGCGGTCGACGGAACAGGCCCAGGCCAGAAACGGCAGCAGGGCAACCGGGCAGCGGTCGGCGTTCCACAGCTCGCGCAGCGGCACGGGCACGTTGACCAGCTCGGCGCAAGCTACCGCAATGGTGCGCTCGAGCGCCGTGGTGTTGGGCGGCAGTGTCGGCACGGTCCTATTCATCGAGCACGACCACGTTCAGTTTGATGGCCGTGCAGCGCGCGGCCTGGGTGGCGTTCAGTTCGATGTCCGCCGCGGGGCTGGTCAAGACGACCTTGCGCACGCCTTCGACGTGGACGGCGGCGCTGCAGGCGGAACGGTAGATGCTGTGGCCCAGAGGGCGGCGCGGCTGCGACACGCGCGCAGCGTAGGCGCGCGCGGCGTCCAGCAGAATCGGTACTTCCGGCCCGACGCCGATAAACAAGGTGGCCTCGATCTGGTAGTCGATGACCTGGGCGGCTTGCACCGTCAGGCGGTCGCCCAAGGGGCGCACTTCCTCGGCGTTGAGCGCGCGCGCCACGGTGGCCAGCAGCGCGGCGTCGGCGATGCCCGTGTCGTTGTTGGCCAGCACCGTGACAATGACGTGCGCCGGCGCCGGGCTGGTGGCGCTCGCGTCCTTGACGCGGCCGTCGCTGCTGCGGGCGTGGAATTCGTAGGAGGCTTTCGGGCCGGCCACGGACAGGCCGTCCGGCGCTTCCTGGATGCGCAGGCGATAGGCGTCGTTGTCTTCCATGACGGCGGCCACGGGCGGCAGGGCGTTGGGATTGGCCGGCGTGATGACCAGGCGCGCCACGTTGACGTTGGCGCCCAGTTGATCGAGGTCGCCATCGAGGGCAAACGCCAGCATGACAGCCTTGCCGGCATCGTTGACGCGGTTGCGCAGGATGGTTTCCTGATAGTTGTTCTCTTCCAGCAGCTTGGTGGCTGGCTCCGACTCCAGCTCAAGCAGGGCCGTGACGGCCGCGCGCTCGGCTTCCGGCCGCAGGCTCACCAAGTGGGCTTTGCGTGTGGCCAGGATGGTTTCGAAGTCCAGCACCTCGACCACGCTGGGCGCGGGCAACTGGGTCAGGTCGATGGGCGTGCTCATACGATGCCCACTTGCTTGACGGGAACGGACAGGGTGATGCCCTGGCCATTCGCCGTGCCATCAAGCAGCAGGGCGATGGCGCCGTCCGTGTCGCGCGTGAGCTGCACGCTGGCGAGCTGCAAACGCGGCTCCCAGCGGCGCAGGGCAAAGGCCGTGGCGGCGTAGATGCGCAACTGCGTGGCGCTGTTCAGGGGCTGGTCGATCAGCTCGGGCACTTCGGAGCCATAGCGGCGGCGCCGGATGCGCGAGCCAATGGGCGTGGTGAGAATGTCTGTGACCGACTGGCGCAGGCGGCCCAGGCCCGTCAGGCTGCGCCCGGTGGCCGCGTGCATGCCCATCATGATTGCGGCCCGCCCGACTGGTCGCCGCCGGCCTTGACGCCACCGTGCGGATGCTTGGCCAGGCTGATGGCGCCGGCCAGCACGTCCTCGCTGGCCTGGATCGTCCCTTGCACGGCCATGGCCACGCCGCTGTTCAGGGTGGTGGCGCCTTCCACGGTGGCGGACTGCATGACAATCAGGTTTTTCATGACGGTCAGGTCGCCCGTGCAGATAGTGCTGGGTGCGTTGGACGTGACCTTGTCAGCCGTGATGGTGGCGGTGCCGCCGGGTAGGGTGGCCGTCAGGGAATGGGCCGCATGGTCGTACTGCACCACGGCGCCATCCGGGTAATGCGCGGTGTGAATGGTGGGGCTGGATTCGGGCGCGTCAAATTCCTGGGAGTACAGCGCCGGCAGGATGATGCCGCGTGTTAGGTCGCCGCCTGGGGAAAAGACGATGACCTGTTCGCCGACGGTGAGCGCCGACCAGGTGCGCGTGCTGCCGGCGCGTGGGGTGGCCGAGTACAGCCATTCCGTGGTGAGAGTCGGCCCGAGCCGCACGCGCGCCTTGGCCCCTTTGACCTCGGCAATGGTGCCCAGGCGGATCAGGTTTTGCAGCAAGCGGAGGAGGTCGGACAGGTCGGCGTTCATGCAGTGCATGTTGCCGAAGTCCGCGTGCAAATGCACGCGGGGGTGGGTTAATATGTGGCTTAGTAACCGCTAGCTATATACTTTTCTTATTTGTTTTTTTGTAAAATTCCTTGAATTTATCATTGTAAGTAAAGGGCTATATTTTAAAAATTCTCTCCCTGCTGACTTCATATTGGACAACCTGAAATAATTTTTTTGATTTTTCGGATTTTATATAGTATTCAGAATTATCGCCTAAGTCAAAAAGGGTTATATCCCATGCCCCTTCTGTTTTTTCCGTATAATTTGATTTTTTTAATATTTCAATAAATTTATTTGGGTGGTGATCTCCATTTTTATTGTAAATTATGATATCGCCAGTGCTATTTAATTCGCAATTAAAGTCGGGTGAATTTATTTCTGAATTTTCTAAAAATGATTTATTTGAAGAGTTGGAGTAAAATCCGAATCTTGTATGTGCTGGCCCTAAGCATTTATTTACTACTTCACCGACCATTAATTTCTCAAAGAATTTTTTTTCAATGTCATTTATTCCGAAGATTGTTTCACTTGCGTCTAATATTTTGTCTTTTGAAAGTATTGCTGCCGCAGAAAAAGTTCCATGTAATTTAACGAAACATATTAATCCGTCATCTGTTTGCGTAAGTATTAAATAATGTTTTTTGCTATTTAAATCTATATATTTTCCGTATTCAGAAAATGCATCAGTGTCAAAGTTAATTTTCAAATACTCATTTGCTTTTTCGTGATTTACATTTTTTATTATATTTGAAATTTCAATTGATGTTTCGTTGTTGATATAGGATTCGATGCTATCCATGGCAAATTCGTAAGCAATTTTAAGTATGCCAATTTTGAATTCTATGGTGTCTATATTCCATCTTGTTTCAAAGTTGCTATATTTAAATTCTTCTTTCTTATTTTTTTTAATAACTGCTGATTGCGGAATTTTATTTCTCGTTAAGGTTTTCGATAAAATTCGATCAATTTCATCTTCATTTTCCGAGTCCACTTCAATTTCAATGGATGTTATTAAGCCATTATTTTCATTAATTCTAATTATTGGATGAGGTGAGATTTTTAATTTCCCATTTGCATCAATATTAACTATTGCTTTATTTTTTTTGTTGTTTTCTTCATTAAATACTCCAGAGAATGGATTTGGTATTTTCCCTGTTTTACCTTTTATTTCTTCGGAGAAGCGGTATAATTCAGTTAATTTGTGATTGATTAGTGGAGCATCGACTTTGCTACCCATTGTAGAGTTGCAGTTTTCACAGACGGAATATATGTGGTAAAAACCACCAAGGGATTCTGGTATAACATGTTCATCAGACATTTTATACTCATTTGTTCTGCATATAATACATTTCATAATCTATTCCAGTTAATTTATGATGCTTTGTCTGTGAAGTAATTTGAGAAAAGCATATAGGGTTTTTATGTTAAGTAGAAAATCCATGTTTTTAAGAAATTGTGAACGTGGATTATTGTAAAAAGATGATTTTTTACGGAAATCACTTCAAGTGACTGAAGTTATTAAATGATAACTCTAACTCATTTGGCAACTAATGTCAGCTGAATTTTTCATTGATATGTTTTATTTGTGCTCCATTTGATGTAGAAGTGACTCGCGTACTGATATCCGATCCAGCTCACTAAATCCCAATAGTGGCCGCTCTGGGTACTTGCAGGCCGCTCTTTTCTTGGGCGTATTTTCTTGCTGTCCAAACTGATGTACCCGCGCCACGCGCGCCACCCAGCCAAAGAACCCGACCTCGATCTGGTCCCCGCTCGTTTTTACTGTCAAGTGTTTGGCGGTACGGATCTTGGCGAACATCGCCGGCTTCTGCCGCTTGATACGCCCATTCTTCCCCTTGAATTCCTTGCGCCGCTTGCGCGCCGGGTAAGCCGTGCCATCCGGACCCTGTTGTGCCTTGATGCGCTGTGCCTGGCTGCGGCGAAGGTCGATGGCCACCTTGTGATTGATGGCGCGGCGCTGGGCCGGCTGCAGCTTGGCCAGCAGGGCGCCGGCCCAAGCTTCCAGCGCATGCAGGTCGTCGCTCATGGCGTGGCCTCGGGCGTGCGCCATTCCGCCAGCAGGGTGTCGCCGTCATACAGTTTCCAGAACTCGTCCGCGTAGGCGGGCATGTGCTGTATCTCGGCCAGGTGCTTGATGTCCAGGCGGCCCGCCTCGCCGGCCTTGACGGCCACGCGCTCGGTCAAGTCCAGCTTGATGGAAATGTCGACCGTTTCGTGGTTATTAAAATCCACCTCGAAGGCGATGTCGTGCTTGCGGGCTTCCTCGTTGGCCATCAGGTCGAGCTGGTGGACTTTAAGCCAGGCGATCAAGGTCACCATGATGGCGTCCGCGTCGCCCGCGTAGTCGGTGACGATCAGGTTGAGCTTGAAGCGGTATTCGAAGGAGAGGGAGGCTGTGGCCGACGCCACCACGTTGCCCTCGTCGGCGAAGACCAGCAGGCGGTCGGGATCGCCCTGTAGGTCGGGGATGGCGGCGGCCAGGTGCTGGCGCAGGCTATTCGGTTTGTACATGGTAGGTGTTCCGCACGGTGTTGTAGGCGTCGATACAGGCGTTCAATTGGCGGGTGACGTCGTCGCCGTCGCCGGCAATGGCGTCAAGAGCTGCCGCAGTCGCCGGGTCAAGTTCGGCGCGCGCTTCAATCCGATGGTCTGCGGTAAAGGTGGGATCTGCAGTGGCGGCGCACTGGCCGCTGGCGACGGGGATTGACAGGCGCACAGCGCCGCCATCTACATCGAAAATGAAGAAAAATTATCAATGCGGCATTTGTTTTTTGTTAATTAAAAATCAATGTTATTTTCATGGGGGGATACTATCGGTTTTGTGCTTTCAAGCTTGGAGAATTTTTTTTGGATAATTGATTCATAGTATCAGTGTAAATCTTGTGAAATTTCACACATTCACACAAATAAGAAAAATAATTACATGGCACGTGAAAGACGGTTGTTATCTGAAGAGTTGACGCGCGAAGCAGTCCAGCTGGTAGGTCAGCCGGATGCAAGTAAACGTATGTAAGCAGAGGGCGCTAGGAAGGGGATACTCCAACAAAAAAGGCTGTCATTTTGTTGTCATTCCCAGGCTAAAACAGCCCAAAAACAACCCCAATAATGACAGCCTCCTTCTTGCTAACTACTTGATTCTAAATAATTCAGTGGTGGAGACGGCGGGAATCGAACCCGCCGCGCTCTAA